ATGGGCACGTTGGGTTTAGAACCCGGGAAGAAACCGACCTTGCATCATGTTCATGACTTGTATTAGTCAAGGTGTGTGATTTGAGTAAGTTGGTTCAATTCCAACCTAGATGCGAATTTGCGACGGATGCGAAGTTAGGCATAGTTACGCTATCTTAAATAGCCCTGAGGCAGTCTCTAGTAATGAGCAAAGATCTACTCAATAGGACTAGGCCCACTGAGGAGAATATCAGGTATCACCGTGAAACGCGGCCCGTCGCATACTTTTAAGATGTGAAATAGTTTAGTTTTGTGGAAAAAATACAAAAATTGATCTAGTTTGAGTCATTTTTGAGGTGAAATAATGAAATATTGCAAATGGACATATCAGGACCTAGACTTCTATAGATCAGAATGCGATATGGATTTCAGTTTCAATGCTGGAACTCCAAAAGAAAACAAGTTTGTTTATTGTCCCTATTGCGGGAAGAAGATAAAGGAGGTTAAAGAATAAATGAATATAAATTGGCAAGAAGAAATTGATAATTCAAAAATTACTTGTGATATAAAAAGCTTGAAATACATAGATATGGCAGAGCAAATATTGCGCGAAAAAAATGATTACATATCTGAATTAAGATTTATCATTACAGAATTGAACGAAAAAAATTATCAATTTAAATGTTCGGAGAAAAAACTTTCTGATGCATATCTAAGAATTAGGTCACTTGTCGGAGCGTTTGACACACCGACAGCCCCAACGCAAGAACAAATTTTTGAATTAACAGAGAAAAAGATTAAAGGTCTAATTTCTAATTAGTTTATTTATTAAATCTATACTATCAATAATACTTTTTAGACAGTTTCCATTATTCTGGGTTTTTATAATGTGTTCAGCTTCTTTTAATGATTTTAAAATTTGCTGATACTCATTTTTTTTGTTTTTAATCACGCCATAATTTCCTATTCTTTTTTCAGCTATATCTTTTCTCATATCAATGTTCATGTTATGCCACCACCTTTAATTGAGATCGGCAGAATAAAACCATTTTCATAAGATTTTTCTTGTCATCAATGCTAATTGAACTTCCAATGTGGTGATTTGGATAATGTTTGATAGCTTGTTCATAAAGTTCGGCGGCAATCTCATACTGACCATCATTCATTTTATCCCATGCCATAGATCGTAAAACGCTTGTTTTCAACCCTTCTATTTTTTCCATATCCATTCTCCTTTTGTACCCTCATCTACTTAACTCATATTACTAATATAGTAATAAGATCGGAGATTGTCAACAAGTATTTTTAATTAATTTATCAGTGGGTTGACAGAATGGTTACGGATAAAGTTATATCTTGGCTTATGATTAAATGTAATTGGTTTTTTATTTTTCATGATTGGTTCAAATGGAGTGATGTTTATTATGGTGCAAGTCATTCTGGCGGTGGTTGGTATTTTCAAAAACGTAATTGTTTGGAATGTGGAAAAGTTGAAGAAAGAGTTATATGACTGGAAAACAGCTCAAAGAAATCAGGCTAAATCTGAATTTAACGCAATTAGACTTTGGCTACTTGCTTGGATATGCCAAAAAAACGGCCAATATTCGCGTTTCCGAGCTTGAAAGCGATAAAATAAGGATAACAGGCACAATCGAACGGTTAGCGCGTTATATCGAAAAATACGGCCCTAAGATATGAACGAGAAACAACGAGATATTGTTCATTTATTGGTTGGACTTAAAAAGAAGGAAAGGGTTCGGGTTTTTCGTGAATTTTGCGTTGAATGTGGAAGCCATGATCATGATTGTATGTGCAATAAATACGACCCAACCAATTTCTAATAACGTAATTAAATCGGTTTAATGAGGTATTATATGAATAAAAACAAGCTAATAATCACATGTTTTGCAGCAATTTCAATGTCGGGAATGGCTTATGCTGGATCAGGAAGATTGGCCGATAAGCCGATTATTCGAAACTCACCATCTCCAAGCCCTACCCCAATTCCAACATCTAGATAATGCACCCACAAACGGAACGGTTCTTAACCTATCTTTTAAAAGGGGAAAATGAGCATAACAAAGTAAAGCTAAGAAAGCTTAAATACGGAAAGCCAAGTAAGACCCTAGACAAAGAGGAAAAGAAATACGAAAGGTTTGTTAAAGCCCTAGAGCATATAAAGATTATCAGAAAAAAAAGAAGATGGAGCCCGTTATCTAAGATTAGATTTAAGCCCCTTATAAGCCCCTAGAATGGGCCTTATAAGCTCCTTATGTAAGATAAATGTAAATAAACTTAAGAATAATTCTAGATATCTTAACCAAATCTTAACAACTTTTATCAAACTATATCAATATCAACGTATTCATTATTAAATAATGCTAAAACAAACAAAATTAAACCGGTTTAATGATTGACTTTTATTTAAAAAATATGTACGCTTCGCTCAGCGCTTGCGGCTCCATTCTGGCCCTATGCTCAAATATTAATATATGACTGATAATTTAAATAATAATATAAATAATATTAACCCAGACCCCGCGCAATTACCTGAAAATCAAACAAATTCAGACAATACTCAAAATAACTTAAATTTAAATACCCCTTATCAATCCCCAAATTTAAGTTTATCTAACTCAGCTGGTAATATCCCTCATACTCGAAAAGTTAGAACAGTTTTTAAGAAAAAATCTAAATCAGAAAGGTTATCTCCTACTAGAAAATTGGCCATTAAGTCTATGGTTGAATCTAATATGTCCTTAACTGAAATTAAAAATAGCGAAAATGTCGCTTATCAAACAATTTATAATGTCATCAATGATCCAAAATTGGAAATATTGGGAAATAAACAATTGGATAGATTGAAATCTCATATCATTACTAAAGCTTATTCAAACAGTTATTATGCACAATCTTCCGTAACAAAAGATAAATTAGAAAATGCTTCTTTTATGCAATTAATGATAGGAAGCAAGATTGCAATAGAACAAGCAAGATTATTAGAAGAGAAATCTACATCAAATATTGCAATTAAAACTCTAAATGACGCCATTCATGGTGAAATTCAATCACTTTCAGATAGAATCAAATCACTCGATAACCAATTATATGGTGCATAAATTGCACATTTGCTTATTAGGCAAACGCTCAGATTAAATATTCAAACGGTTTAATAACTCATGAAAATATTTAGAAATATTAAGGTGAGTTAGGGGGGTTGGGGACTCTTTCTGACACATAGATATATATATCAATAATACCCCCAATCCGCCCGAAGTACCCAAACAGGGAAATTTGGATAATGATATATGAGACGATATAGGCGATATGAGGATATTAGGAGAGATTTTCCTGAATATTTCCCACATGACTGTATTCGATGTCAGAAGTGTGGCCAAGTGAATTTTGAGTATAAGAGTGACCGATTTCGGAGTTTTATGATTCCGCATATGAGTAAATGTTTTAGTGACAACGGATTGATGAGGAAATGTTTTGAGTGGGGTAAATTTGATTAATTGAATGAAGGAGGGATTAAATATGGCGAAAGGTAAGAGCAAAAAGAAATCTGGTAAAAAATGTTAATAAGGTGGTGAGATATGAAGAGTCATAAGAAGATGAAGATGGGTAATCCGAATAAGCAGGACATGGATAATTTATTTGGTGATATGAAGAAGATGCACGATACCGATATGGAATTAGAATCGATGGCGAAGCATATGAAGGCACAATCTGAGCATTTAAGGAAGGTTGGGAGTCCGTTTAAGAGGGGGAGGTAATGAGGAAGGTTTTAATTGTTATTGGCTGTTTGGGGTTAGTTGGGTGTATTAAGAATGTGAAGAGGAGCGAATTTCCAAATGACTATGCAAGCAAGAACGATATTGAAGTTATTCGTCGGGAATTAGTGGCTCAGATTGAAGCTGGTGTGGAATTGATGAAGGAAGATAGCCAGCGGACGAGGGCAGTAGTTAAGAAGGTTGTTGGCGAATGTTTATGTCCTACGGATATGAAGTGATATGGTCAAGCAGAATAGGCAATACTTTAATGGGACTGCATGGGAGGAATTGACTGGTTTGCAATTGAAGATGGACGAGATGATTGATAGAGTGCGTTTTCTTGAGAAGCATTTATTTAAGAAGACATATGAAGATGATCATAAGTTAATTGAGCCATGTACAAGGACTGAGGTTGATCAATAAGGAAAATTGATGGATAATCTAATTGGATATTTAAGTAAGTTGAGCAATGCAGGATTTTACGGTAATGTTGAAATAGTGTTTCAAGAGGGTAAAGTTGTCCTTGTTCGAGAAGTAAGAAGTTTAAAATTCAAAGATTTATAAGATCTGTTATCGGAACAACCGAAACGGCTGATGGGAGAGATCCCATTGGCCTTTTTTTTTGTTTATGGGGGTTGAATGGCGCAGGCATTTGAAATGATGATGTCTGAAAAAGCGAAGGCATTAGCTAAGAAACCTCCGCGATTATTGAGCAAGAAGCAACTTGAGTTTTTGAAGAATGAATATCTTGAAATTGAGAAGGCGTTACGGGATCGTCAGAAGGAGTTAGAGGCGGCCAACCCGTTTTACTATTACAGCCCTGTTACGGGGAACATATCGGAAGAACGCCTTGGTTTTTTAAGGGAGTACCTCAAGCCTGAGGATATACCGCAAAAGTTGCATGGGGCGATTGATGTTCATTTATCAGAGTCGAACATCAGAGGGGCGAGCGGTGGGAACCAAAGCAGTAAGACAACATTAGGATGTATCGAAGCCATTATTAAGGCAACGGGGGTACTCCCTTATTGTTTTGATCCGACGGTTCCGACACATTACAAATGGCCATATCCAAAGAAGAGATTGGCGCGGTTAGGACCGCAACATGTTCGTGTTATAGGTGAGGATTACCAAAACGGGATACTAAGGAACCTATTGCCGACATACCGGAAATGGGCACCTGTGGACAGATTACCAAGTCAATCATTTGACAAGGCATATTCAGCGGGAGAACAAACGTTACGGTTTATAGATCCTAAGACCAAGGAGTTAACGGGATCAATTGAATTTATGTCAAACCAGCAAGAACTTGGGACATTTGCTGGTCCGGCCAGACACTTTTTAGTTTTGGATGAAGAGCCGAGACGTGAAGTTTATAAAGAAAATTTAATGAGGTTTACAACGGCGAACGAATTAGATGTTTTGTTTACCATGACGCCGGACGATGGAATGAGTTGGACATATGAACTCTATACTCGCGGTCAAGATCAGAGTGGAAATAAAGTCGAATGGTTTCAAATTCCTTCCGTTTGTAACCCTCATGCAAACATCAGAGTCTTAAGAGAGATATTAGGGGAAATGCAATCGTACGATGAATTAAAGATGCGATTGCTTGGTGAGTATGTTTCGTTGTCTGGGTTGGTCTATGGGAAATTATTTCAACCTCAGATCCATGTTATTGAACCGTTTGAGACAGGTTGTACTTGTGGATATCAGACCCATATTCCTGAATGTCCATTCACGTTGTTCTTAGGATTTTTAGGAATTGACGCTCATATGGTCAAGGACTCATGTGCGACATTGGCCTTTATTGACCGTGAAGATAATTTTTTTGTTGATACTTGTTACAAGCGTAGCGTAGACACGAACGAATTTAAAGCAGATTTAAGGCGATTGACGTATGGGAAAAGGATTGATTGGGCTGTATTCGATCCGTCAAACGATTCCAGTTTGACTGTATTTAATGGGGTCAACATCTTCAAGATGATGACATCAGGGGAAAACAGAGTTCCAAGAGCATTCAAGGGAGACAAGTTTCAAGGATCAATCGCAGCGGGTGTAAACACGATAAAAGAAAGAATGAAGTTACACCCTATAACTCAAAGACCGAGGTTCTATATTTTTAACAGGCCTGAAAACCAGGAATTAATTAAGTCGATGAAAAC